AATTTAGAGACTATGTACATACTAGTACATATGGTGATGACTTTTGGAGTGGTGTTAGTTTTGCGTGTAATTCATACAATCACATTACATATCGAGATTTTTTACAGCAATATGACATCGTACTTACTATGCCGAACAAATCGGACGAAGCTATTCCCTATATGTGTGTATGGTGGTGTGATTTCCTTAAGAGAAGAAGTTCCTATGATATGTATACACACACTATTTGTGGGGCTTTAGATGTTACATCCATAAACAAGTCGCTCTTGGTAAAGGGCAAAACTACCACTTCCAATAAGCGACACGCCTATGATGTACTATATAGTGCTATGAGAGAATTGTCATATCATGATATTGATACGTACAATTATTGGTCAGGGATATATAATAGAATAGCTGAAGAGCTTAAAATACTATTCCCCGGCAAGGGTCTCTCCTACGAAGAGTATTATAAATTCCGTATGGAGGAAGGAAAATCCATTTCAGATGGTGTGTCTTCACTAACTGGTTACCCAATGACTCAAGAGGCTTTTAGTGAGACAATAATATTGAACCTAGAGGATAAGTCTACTCTAGATGAGGATGATAGTTATGAGCTTGAACTATTGTTTAATCCTACAGAGCTTGCTAATACATTAGAAATGAATAGTTATCACGATACTATAATTCGTGAGGGCAGTGACTGCCTAATGCGTCACATGGAACCACATGCGGAAGTTTACGGTAATGAACCTAGTCATCAAGATGCAGCCACCTTACAATCAGGGGTCTTACATATGTCTGGAGCTAAAGAAGAAGCAGTTATTAGCACAGAGCTAGTAAATAAAGATTTATTATCACTCAGGCAACATGAATCTAGAGCGCTGTCCCATTACTTAGAGCGCCCCATGCAAATTGCCCAATATGGGATACCAGTGGGAGGAGAGTATTTCTTCAACCCTAGACCGCTAAGAATATTTTTAGGATCAAAATTGATACGTGATAAAATAAGACACTATGCCTACCTAAATGGCGTACTGAATGTCAAAGTAACTAGCGTTGGGTCCCCTCAGATTACAGGGGCGGCACACATAGCGTTACATCCATGGTGGGCTAGGGATAATGGACTAGGGTCTATGGGGTTAGCCCCTGCCACTGAACTCACACATTGTCAGATGTCACAATTGCCTAGTTTTGTAGTTGACTTTGGTGCTGAAACTGGTGGACACATCAGAATGCCCATAGTAGCGCCAACAAATGGTCTTAATATAAGTGAAATTGATCAAATTGAAGATGCATTTATGTTGCATGTTAGGAGTTTCGTACCGTTACAAATACCTACCAATTCTACTATAACTGCATCATTGCAAATTTACGTTTGGCTTGAAGACGTATCATTAACTGGCACTACATATAGGTCTGAATTGCCAGCACCCCAATCTGATGAGTTTTCAAAGGATCCTAATGAAGTTGGCTCTAGTACTAGCGTTAGTTTCAAACAGGGTTTAGCACAGGCAGCTGGAGATGTTGTTGGAAAGGCAACCGAAATTGGAGTTTCGTCTCTTATGTCTGCCATGGGTTTGTCGTCGCCTCTAGTGCCGAGTGGTGTGGAACCACTCGTTCCTAGGACTAGTACAAATATGGCCTGTTATAATTCACAGCAGAACATAGATTCATTAGCAGGAGATGTTAAAAATGAAGTTTCACTTGGGACGAAAGAACTCGGCTACAGCGATATTGATCATATGGCACTTAGTAACATATACAGGAGATGGGGTCATATAGGTCGTTTAAGCTTAGATTTAACGGGACTAATAGGACAGGATTCCGATATCAAAATAATCCCAGTGACCCCGTTAGCCGCTAGCTTTTTCACAGCTGGTTCAGATGTTGCTTATTCCCCGACACCATTAGCAATTGCTACATTACCTTTTGCAAAATGGAGAGGTGGGTTGGAATACAGATTTCATGCCATTGGTTCGGCCTTCCTGAAGGGCAAAATTCGCATAAGTCATGATGTCAACACTAGAATACAAATAGGCAATGAAGTGAGAGACTTTAAGGACACGCAAACTTTAAATTCTGTGATATGGGATATATCTCAATACAGGACAATGACAGTACAAGTGCCTTGGACGTCAAATCTCGCTTTCAAGGATACGGGGTTACTCAGGCCGCCTTTTTCTACGTCTGGGTCTTATGGAACTAGCGAGACGACTTTTGACAGTACACATAATGGGTTACTCATTTTGGAACCTATAACCAAATGCTCTGATCAATCATATACAGAAGCATATGTCCTTGTTTCTGTTAGAGCTATGGAGGGTTTAGCCCTTGGTGATCTTAGGGCCCCTCTTACAAATTATACGTATTCCGGTATAAATTATGGACAAATACCTACTGTTCCTGAGCCTCAAGATGATGAGGTCGTGAAACTCCCTATAGGTATAGGAAAAAATGAAGCAG